TATTGGCTATAGTGATGCTATACAGATTATGCAAGATTTTAGAGATAAGCATAATTTAGATGATAGGCAAGCACTAAAAGCGTTTGCCATATCAAAAAAGATATTTGATATTTAACAAAGGAGCAACCATGAGTGATAGAGAAGCGTTTGAACGTATAGCGTGGGAAGAGTTTAATAATGGGTTATACGATGACAACCAAAGAAAGTGTTTTTTCTCCCCTTTCGATGAAAAAAATGATAGGTATGGCGATATTCTTATGAATCAAAATTACCAGTGGTTCAAGAAAGGTCGCGCACAGGCACTGGATGAGTGCGTGAAAGTTTGCGAAGCTGAAGAAAAACCATTCGTAAAGCAGTTTGACCATCTAACGCAAGGTGAAAATATCGGTGTCAAACGGTGTGCAGACGCAATCAAACAGCTAAAGGAGCAACCATGAGTGAATTAAAACCATGCCCGTTTTGTGGTGGTGAAGCAAGCCCTGACGGAGTAGTTAATTATGATAAAAAACATACAGCGTATTTTGAAGATGGAACAAGAATAATGAAATCATATTATGTTAATTGTGTTTGCTGTGGTGCGTCAACTAAAGGGCTTGTAGGTAGCCAAACAAAGCAAGGTGCGATTGATAAATGGAACACACGCGCACCAAAGGAGCAACCATGAGTGATATACCAGTAGAAGATATAGCGCATAGACTAAAGAAAGCAATTAAAAAACTCACTACTCAACAAGTAGAGGCTTTGATAGAAGTCATTGATGATATCGTTACAGAAACTAAAAAAGAATCACGCGCACAGGCATTGGATGAATGTAGGCAAGAAATTGATAACCTTAAAAGCGAGATAGCTTGCTATGAAAAGTACGGTCTACCGCATAATCCAGACGGTAATTAGGGAGCAACCATGAGTGAGTTATTACCATGTCCGTGCGGGGAAATACCAACGGCATTAAATATCACAGACGCTAATCAAGGTAGTAAGTGGGCGTTTGCTAGTGGTAATTGTTGCGGTGAATGGACTATAGAGTTTCGCACACAATACAGACCGATTGATGGCAGGGAAGTAAAGCATCTTGCTTATGTCGCGTGGAATGATTCACCTAGAGGAACACCACAATGGCAACCGATAGAAACTGCGCCTAGAGATGGTACTCATATTTTAGGTTATTGGAAAACTATGCGGATAACGGATTATCCTGCCGTGCTTTATAAAGACGATTGTTTTTTAAATCCAAACGCATTTTCGTTTGTTGGGAAAGTAGAGTTAGAAGAAGTATTCCCTACCCACTGGATGCCTTTACCAACACCACCAAAGGATCAACCATGAGTAACGACATAGAAAAACCAATTCACTTCATGCGTGAGTATGCAGACGCATACGCCAAAGCCAAAGCTGATCGTGTTTATTTACAACACTTCCGCAAGACAAAGAAAGCCCTGCTTATGATCGAAAAAGAAAACTGCGGTAAAAAAACAACAGTGAGTGAGCGCGAGAATTATGCTTACGCGCATTTAGATTATAAAGAATTGCTCGAAGGATTGAGGGTGGCAACCGAGGTAGAGGAAAAGCTCGCCTTAGATTTTAGGGCAGCCGAACTCGCTGTGGAAATATGGAGAACGAAGCAAGCTAATGAAAGAGCCGAGCGTCACGGGTATGGCGTATAACCAAGGAGAAAGCAATGAGCGAAGAGAAAGCAGAAAAACCTATGAGTGTACACCTAGCAGATAAAGCTAAACTGCTACTAAAACAAATCTGTGATAGGCAGTTTGCAAACGATATCGATGAGGCTGTTGATACCATCATCCAAGCATCGGTTATGCGCCTAGCAGAATTCCAACGGATGGCTCAGGTAACACAGCGACAGCCAACACCCCCGCCTATGTCTGGTTTTAATCGTGCAGGGAAGCCAACGCCAGAGCAGCCAGAGTTGTTTAATAAACCAAAGGCGGTACGTAAAAAGCACGACCACATGGATATGTGCTGTCGGCACGAGTGTGCGTTTAGTGATAGTGAATGCCCTATCACGAACGGCAAGCACCACCAACGCAACACCTGCTTTAAGTTAAGGTGTGGCGCGGGCAAAGCCCCGTACACCAGACGCAGGAGGATTGAAAAATGATAAGCGCACAGAGAATACTAGATGGATTAGAACGCTCTGATGAAGGCTTTATCACGTCAACGGGGGAGGTGGTTTATCCCACCCCCGAAGTTAAATCTTTAACCGCACATATTAAGAAAAAGCTTAGGGATTCAATAAAGTTTAAGCTTGACCAAGAGTTCCCAACGATGAGCAATGAGGAAATGATGGAAGCGATCAAGGAAATAAAGCTACCGTACCCATGTTGCTTTTTTGATTTAGCTGACACTGGTGTTTCGGTATTATGTGAGCAAGTAAGCGATGAGAATATCTGGTATCAATCGTTTTTCACTCGCGGAGAAAGGGCAACAGCACTTGACCCAAGGTGGGAATGCTCCATAGATTTGGAGGATGGGGGTATTGTTTCTCATACTGGAGTTAAGGAATACAGTGAAAGATGGGCTGCGGGAAAGCTAAACGATGTTGAAAAAATGATGCTAGTGGCAGCACCAAGCTTCATGGTGCGTGGACTTCAAGTGCTTAATTGCTCAAACGTGGTGCAGATAATAAATAAACCTTCTAAGGTAAAAAACCAGATCAGAAGGTCGAGGGGACTAACACCGTTGTTTGACTATTACACGATTGAGATTGATACCAAGAGAAAAGTGTACGATACCGATGGAGAGGTTATTTCTACAGGACACACTAAAAGGTTACACTTGAGGCGCGGGCATATAAGGAAGCTGTCCGATGGTAGAAGGATATGGGTGCAGCCTTGTATGGCAGGCGACCCATTAAAAGGTATGGTCACAAAAGATTATGCGGTAATTTAATGTCATTACAAAAACAACCGATGTTCAGAAGTAGGAAATATCTCGACTTTGTTAAGTCGCTCGATTGCTGTAACTGTGGTGCGCCTGCTGATGAAGCACATCACATTATAGGCATTGGCGGTCATAGCGGTATGGGCATGAAGCCATCGGATAGTTTAACGATGCCTGTCTGCCGAGGCTGCCATACCACCATTCATAATTCGCCCGATATGTGGGAAAGACAATATGAATGGATTGCGCTAACATTAGATAAAGCTATTCGCTCATGTAAAGGTTGGTGATACAATGGTCAAAAATAAACGGGCTATTTGCCCCATGACTGATCGCAGGACTACAGCCATGATTGACAAAGACCCGTTCGACTTTTCGCTAATAACTTATTTATGGGTAATTCTGATCTCCTCGTGGGGTGCTACAGTGAATCTAATCGGCAAGATTAAGAGGCGCGAAGTACAAAGCAGATTTATTTTAGAGTTTATCGGTGAGATAATTACATCAAGCTTTGTGGGCATAATCACCTTTTGGTTATGTCAGGCGGGAAATATCTCGCCAGTATGGACATCCGTATTCGTAGCAGTAAGTGGACACATGGGTACTCGTGCTTTGTATGGAATAGAGCAACAGGTATGGAAAAGGCTGATGAAGGTATTTGAGCCTTGATACCAGAACAGTACAAATGGCTAGACAGGGAAGTCGCCCCCAAAATGTTAATGGAGGCGATAACGTTACTCGGCACAAAGGAAGTGATCGGCTCGCTCAACAACCCAGTGATTATGGATTGGGCGCAAGCCTTAAAGATTAAAGAATACAACATGGACAGCATCCCTTGGTGCGGTCTATTCATCGCGTACCTCGCGCTCATCACAAATAAAACCCTTCCCACCTCACCGCTATGGGCGTTGTCATGGAGCAAATGGGGCGAAGGATGCGAGCCAGAACTCGGATGTGTGCTTACCTTTAAGCGCAACGGAGGTGGTCATGTTGGATTGTATGTTGGTGAAGACCTTGAGTGCTATCACGTTCTCGGTGGCAATCAAGGCGACTCCGTATCCATTACCCGAATCAAAAAATCCCGCCTTGACGCAGCCCGTTGTCATTACAAAAACAAACCCACAACGATCAGAAAAATACACCTATCGCCAGTTGGGTCGGTGTCAACAAACGAAGCTTGATTATTATTATTGATAATGTTCTAATAACTTCACTACTTAATAAACAGAGGATAAAACTATGTTTGCTTTCTTAGCTATGTTTGGTGGATACAAAACACACGCATTGGTGGTAACTTCAATCGTGGCGCAGGCAGTTAAATACTTTAAGCCTGAGTTGGCATCACAATGCGATATGGTATCTGCGGGTGCTTTATCATTAACGCCAACAACGATTCGGATGGGTGTGCAGGCTGCAACCAATCAGATCATGGCAGCCATTCCTTCAAAGAGTGGTAAGTAATATGCCAACGCCAGAGGTTACTTACGACCCAAACCAGACCTACCTTGTCGATACCGTTGTTGGTTCGTCAGGTACTTCTTATTTGATTAGAGGTAACCTGCCCATCCTTGAAGATGGCACGTTCGCATATAATGAATTGAACGCAAAGCTACAAACTTTGATTCCAAACTTTAATCTTAGTACGCACACCGTAATGGATATCAGCCTGATCGACAACCAAGGTGAGCTACCAAGTTTAGAGTGTGAGTTTGATTCATTCGGTGCGGGTGCGCCACCTACAGTTTGGACTCCATACGCTAACGGTGGCTCGGCAGTATTATTTGCGGGCTATGGCGATGGTTCGGTAACTGGTGATGGTGGCGCAAGCAGTGGAATGGGTTCACTTATGTGGACTCCCGTTCAAGGATGCGAGCCTTCCAGTTCATGTGGAAGCATTGAGCCGACTGATTATGACTTCGATGGCGTGGTTAATAACCTAAGAACGCTCATGGAATCGGATGCAAGTTTGGTGATTTATTATCACTGCATGAACGGGCATGACCGAGCAGGTAGCTTAACGTGCGGATACCAAATGAAGTATTTGAATTGGTCAATGGAAGCAGCTATGACTGCGGGCGTTGTGATCATGGGACATGGTTGGCATCATCCGTATAAAAACCTGATCGAGTGGTATGCGGGAACGCTTCCACAGCCATGTGAATAACCATGTGGTACTGGCTTTGTTATCAATATGGTAGGTACTGGTGTTGGAAGCATAATATGTTTCTGACAATGGTATCTACTGAAACAGAGGATGAGGATATCCTTTGCCTCACGGCAACCGATGTTTGCCACCGAATCCATAAAGTGTTCTGGGCGGGCATGGAGCTAGAGCAAGACGAACACGGCAGGTCGTTAGGTGCTAGTTAAGAAGGGTCACCTTGAGCCTTGGCACATCACGGATGATGGAGTGACAGCCCTTTGCGGAGTACCAATAAGACAAGCAATTGATCAGGCGAGGAGTAAAACCCATGCCTACGGTCAAATGTTCTGTAAGGTTTGCGAGCAAATAAACAGCGGAGAAGATGAGGATGATATTACTATCAGCACCACAACACACTAACGGCTCAGTTTTATATCGCATCAAGCAAGCAATAAGATTAATCATAAAGGGAAGGACAGCGCGGGAACAACGGCAGGGGGATGCGTTACTCCACCTGATGACCCAAATGACTGACTACATGACACCAATTCAAATGATGAAGCTCATCAACGAGATGCAAAAGTACCAAAACCCAAACCAAAAGGTTGATATGACAGGCGTTGTATCTATAAGCGAATTCAAATCAAGGATTAAAAAGAATGTCTGATATGCCAGAGGTAGAGATTGAGTACCGTGACATTGATACCCTAATACCATACGCCCGCAATCCACGCAAAAACGATCACGTTGTTGATAAGTTTGCATCAATGATTCACGAGTTTGGCTTCCGCATACCCATCAACGTCAAGAAGGATGGCACGATTGTCGATGGTCACCTTCGTTACAAGGCAGCCAAGAAGCTCGGTTTGAAAATGTTACCCGTTACCTACGTTGACGATATGGGCGAGGGAAAGCTTAAAGCCTTCCGCATCGCCATCAACAAATCGGCAGAGTTGGCTGATTGGGAAAACGAATTGCTCGATGCCGAGTTTGATGAGTTATTGGAAATGGGCATCGACCTCGATATAACGGGGTTCGACTTTGACGAGCGTAAAGCGATCAAGATCGAAGGCATAGCCGATGGCTTAACCGATGAGGACTACGTGCCAGAGGTACGCCCCGACCCCATCAGCAAGGAGGGCGATACGTGGCTCTTGGGCAACCACCGCCTTATGTGTGGGGACAGTACCAATCAGGAAGCCGTGGAAGCCCTGTGTGCGGGCGTGAAGGTCGACCTTTTCCTAACCGACCCACCCTACAACGTCAATTACGAGGGCAAATCCAAAAACCGCGACAAGATTATGAACGACCACATGGATAACGATACCTTCAGGCAATTCCTGCGGGATGCCTTTATCACTGCCGACACTGTTATGAAGGCAGGGGGTGTGTTTTATATCTGGCATGGGGATGGCGAAGGGTACAACTTCCGAGGCGCGTGTAAAGATGTCGGGTGGACAGTACGCCAATGCTTAATCTGGAACAAAGACAGCATGGTATTGGGTCGACAAGACTATCACTGGAAGCACGAGCCATGTTTGTACGGATGGAAGGATGGCGCAGGACACTTATGGGCAAGTGACCGCAAGCAAGTAACCATCATGGATTTCAAACGCCCCGCGAGAAGTGATATCCACCCCACAATGAAGCCAGTGGAGTTGTTTGAATACCAAATGCTCAACAACACCAAGGGCAGTGATATCGTATTAGATTTGTTCGGTGGGTCAGGCACAACCATAATCGCAGCCGAAAAGAATGGTCGTCACGGCTATTTGATGGAGCTAGACCCTAAGTTCTGTGACGTTATCGTAAGACGATGGCAGGAGTACACTGGCAAGGAAGCCACGCTCGAATCAACGGGTGAAACATTCGCACAACTCGACAAGGATAAAGCAGCATGAGCCAAGGTGAAGGGGGTGGTAGACCTCTGATGGTTATTGATGATGAGCAGGCAACACAAGTGGAAGCCCTTGCAGCATACTTAACGCAGGAACAAATCGCTGATTACTTTGAGATGAGCCATGACACGTTTGCACGTATATTGGAACGTCAACCTGAAGTTTTGCGTAAGTATAAAAGAGGTAAGGCTAAGGCAGTCGGTTCGATTGCTAAAAACCTAATCAAAATGGCGCAGAATGGTAATATCACCGCAGCAATCTTCTATCTCAAGACACAAGCAGGGTGGAAGGAAGTTAGTCGCACCGAACACACGGGTGCTGATGGTGCTGATCTTATGCAGCCAACGATTGATGTTGGGTCTTTATCTGATGAAACACTCAAAGAGATTATGCGAGCCAGTGTTGCACCTGAGCAAAGTTAATGAGTTTGCAATCCACAAAGAGGCTGCAACCCGTTTCCTGTCTGAATTTGTTAGGCAGGCATGGCACGTTATTGAGCCTGCTCAACCTTACATTCACGGGTGGCACATCGATGCAATATGCGACCACCTTGAAGCCGTACACTACGGACAGATCAATCGGTTATTAATAAACGTGCCAACGGGGATGATGAAGTCTTTGTTGGTGTCAGTGTTCTTTCCTGCATGGGAGTGGGCGCGTGACCCATCGTTGCGTTATGTAACAGCGAGCCACAGTCAGGAGTTTGCTATCCGCGACACGTTAAAGATGCGTAGGCTCGTTAGTAGCCAGTGGTATCAAGAGCGATGGAGCGTACCGTTAACCAAAGACCAAAACGAAAAGAGCAAGTTTGAGAACGATAAAACGGGGTTCAGGCAGGCGATGGCTATGAACAGCATGACAGGTTCACGGGGTGATCGGGTGCAGCTAGACGACCCGCACAGCATTGAGAGCGCGTTAAGCAAGGCTGACTGTTTGAGAACGCTTCGTATGTTTACCGAAACCGTACCCACCCGATTAAACAACCCTGAGAAGAGCGCGATCATCGTGGTGATGCAACGTATCACCGAGGGCGATGTGTCTGGTCACATATTGAGCAGCGACTACGGATACACACACCTCATGTTGCCGATGGAGTTTGAGCCAGAGCGCAGATGCAAGACCTCAATTGGCTTCACCGACCCAAGGAAGAAGGAAGGCGAGTTATTGTTCCCTGAACGCTTCCCAAAGGAAGTTGTCGAGCGTGATAAAAAAATGATGGGTAGCTACGCTGTTGCAGGGCAATTCCAACAACGCCCAACACCTCGCGGGGGTGGCATTATCAAGGGCGAGTGGTTCGGTTCATATAAAATACTTCCAACGCTTGAGTACAAGAAGGTCTTTGCCGACACCGCCATGAAAACGGGTGAGCGCAACGATTTCAGTGTGTTTGAGTGTTGGGGCAAGGGTACGGATGGTAAGTTATATTTGATTGACCTGTTGCGTGGCAAATGGGAAGCACCAGAGTTAAAGCGCAGAGCCGTTGCGTTTTGGGAGAAGCACAAAGCCGAGCGTGATGCGACACTGCGTGAGATGCTGATCGAGGATAAGGCGAGTGGTACAGGTTTGATTCAGGATATTAAAAGGGAATCGCGCATACCGATCAAAGGGATTGAGCGGAACAAGGATAAATACACACGGGTAATGGAAGTGGTTTCGTACATTGAATCTGGTTATGTTATGATACCAGAGCAAGCGGAATGGGTTAACGACTTTGTGCATGAGTGCGAAGTGTTTACGTCAGACGACACGCATACGCATGACGATCAGATCGACCCAATGTGTGATGCCATAAACGATATGCTGTCAAACCGTAAGCCAAAAGGCTTCTTTGATTTAGATTGAGGTGATTATGTTTAAGTGGCTCAAAAACTTTACGACAGCGAAGCCAGAAGCTGAGAAACCAGAGCCGAAGGTAATAAACGGTTTCTTTTCGACAGATTTTAACCCATCAGGCAAAACATTACACAGCATCCTTACCGAAGCTAATGCTCGCGTATTCCAACGCAAACCAGAACACTTTAAACCAACAGGCACGATGGATAAGAAAGAAGCCACGTTGATGAAATCAACAATGGATGCTGCGGGGTTTAATGCTGAGTTTGCCATCGGTGCATCGATACCTCCCGCGCAGATTGGGTGGTATGCATCACAGTCTTTTATCGGATACCAGACCTGCGCCATGCTTGCACAGCATTGGCTGATTGACAAAGCATGCTCAATGCCCGCCCGCGATGCTATCAGGAACGGATGGGATGTTACTGTCAACAGCGGGGATGAGATCGAAGAGGAAGTGTTCAATTATATCTACCAACGCGACACCGAGTTAGGAATAAACAACGCCCTGCTTGAGTACGTTCGCATGGGTCGCATATACGGCATACGGATTGCCATGTTTGATATTATGTCCACCGACCCTGAATACTACGAGAAGCCATTTAATATCGATGGCGTGACCGCAGGCTCTTATCGTGGAATCATTCAGATCGACCCGTATTGGATTGTGCCTGAGTTGGACATGGATGCGTCTATCAACCCAATGAGCCGACATTTCTATGAGCCGACATATTGGCGTGTGGCAGGAGGCAAGCGGATTCACCGAAGCCATTTAATCATTATGACCCTTGGTGACGTGCCTGATATTTTAAAGCCCACGTATCTTTATGGATCGCCATCGATACCGCAGAAGATTTACGAACGTGTTTATGGCGCAGAGCGTATTGCCAACGAAGCACCGCTGCTCGCGTTGAGTAAGCGCACCAATGCATTGCACGTTGATATGAATCAAGTAACCGCACAGCCAGAGAAGTTTCGTACCAAGATGGAAGAGTGGGTCTACTACCGTGACAACTACGGCATCAAAGTCTTAGGTCTTGAGGAAACGCTCGAACAGTTTGATACCTCATTGACCGACCTTGACGATGTGATTATGACCCAGTTCCAATTGGTTGCAGCGATAGCCAGTGTGCCTGCCACCAAGCTGCTCGGCACATCACCGAAGGGATTTGGTGCGTCAGGCGAATACGAAGAATCCAGTTACCGCGAGGAGTTGGAGTCTATTCAGATGCACAACCTCACACCGTTGTTAGACCGCCATTACCTTTTGCTTATTAAGTCAGAGGTACTCAACAAGTTTAGTCTGCCCGCATTGGATTTAAGCGTGGTGTGGACACCGTTAGACAGCCCGACAGCTAAAGAGCAAGCGGACACCAACAACGTCAAAGCCAACACAGCCAAGACGCTGTTTGATATGGGTGCTATCACGGGTGAGGATGAACGTGCGCGTTTGATTATGGATGAGGACAGTGAATACAACGGTCTTGAATCCGATGAAGGTCTTGACCTTGATGCGCCCGCAACGGCAGACGTACCTGAAAGCGTAAACGAGAACATTAAAAACTTGTCGGGTCGTCAGCACCAGAACATGGAGCGCATTATCCGCAAGCATGAGAAAGGCTCAATGACTGAGGAACAAGCTTCGACACTGTTAAAGACAGGTCTTGGTCTTGGTGAAACAGACATCCAAGCACTACTCGGTACAACACCAGAGGAGATACCTGATGGCGAGGAAGAAGAAGGAAACCCCAGTGGTAACACCCCCCCAAGTGGAGAGCAGCCCGCAGGAGGAGAACTCCCCGCAGGTGGAGAAACAGCCCCGCCAGAAGAGGAAAGCGTCACCAAAACAGGTGCTGATAGTGCCATCAAAGCCCGCAAACTCAGAAAGAAAAAGCGCAGATAATAAAATATTGGTTAACCGATCTGTGAGCATACGGCATCGCACATGAACTTAGCCAAACTTGCTATGGATGCGTCAAGGCGAAAGCAGGGGCAACGCGCCAGAAAGAATAACAAACGTGTAAGGCGCGGGACTATCCTTGCACCCCCAATAAGCATTGAGGCTAAGTTTAGAGTAAGCATCCAACGCCTCGTGCGCCAGATGCACAGGGAAACCATCGAGGCTGTGCGCCAACTGTATGCCCACCCTGCCGTTACAGAAGTGATGGCAATGGATGGTGCAAAGCGTGACGCAAAAGCCGAAGCGAAGGCTCTCATCGATACACTCAACGCCAAGTTTGCAAACCTGTTCGACAGCCACGCCCTTAACCTATCAAGCGGACTAGCAGCCAAGGTGAGTAAGGTATCCGACAAAGCTCTGAAGGGAAGCCTCAAGGAAGCGAGCGCGGGTCTTACCATCAAGAACGTGGATATCGACAAAGGCACACACAAAATCATCGAGGAGTCGGTTGACGAGAGTGTTGACCTGATCAAAACAATTCCAAAAAAGTACATGGCGTATGTGAAGGAAGAGGTTAACAACTCCCTAACCAAGTCGAAGGGCATCGGTGCGCTTATTAAATCCCTTGACGATATAAAAGGCGTGTCCGAGCGCAGGGCAGCGATGATTGCCCGTGATCAAACGCGCAAGACGTACTCCGATATGAATATCAAACGTTCATCCAACGCAGGCGTTAAAAAAGGCGAGTGGGTTCACAGTGGTGGCAGCGATGCTCCACGTGAAACACATATTGAGTTCGATGGGCAGACGTTTGATCTAGACAAAGGTTTGTACGATGCGGATGCGTGGGGCAAGGGAGTGGGTGCGTGGGTTTTACCCGCAGAGTTACCAAATTGTCGATGCACGTTTATTCCTGTGATAGACTTAGACGAAGAAGAGTGAGGTGATTTATGGAAACAAACCGCGAGGTAGATTCAAACGGGTGGTATGAAATCAAACGCAATCCTTTGAGTAAGGTTGGCGTGTTTGAATACTCTGGCGCATCGATTGGTGATACTGAAAACCCCGATAAGATTTATCGCGTGTATCGCCCTGCCGAATCATTAAGCGACCCTGAAACAATCGCATCGTTAAAGCTGCTGCCTTGGGTAGATGACCACACCATGCTCGGTGACGAAGAGTTAGGAATGACACCCCCAGAGAAAAAGGGCGTGCAAGGCGTGATCGGTGAGAACGTATTCTTTGACCCTGCATCGGGGGTGCTGTACGGCAACATAAAAGTATTCTCGGAAGCGATGAAAAACCTGATTGAGAACGGTAAGGAAGAGTTGTCGCTTGGCTATCGTTGTAACTATTTATTTGAGAGTGGTATTATTGGCGGGCAGCGTTATGACGCTATTCAAACCGATATTCGTGGTAACCATTTGGCACTCGTTGAAGAGGGTCGGATGGGCAAAGACGTTAAGGTGCTAGACAGTGCCGAGCGTTTCAAAATAACACTTGATGCGAAGGAACTTACAATGGCTAAAGATAGCAACATTAATCGCGGAGATTTACAGCGCGAGTTCGCAAGGTCTGGTGGATGGCAAGACCCTATGAAGGTAGCACAAAAAGAAGCTATTGCTCAGGAGAAAAAACAACGTGCAGAATCATTGGAACGTAACGCTGCGTATCGTAAAGAGCATGGTCTTGAACGGTTAGACTCTGCATCTGGTGACGCTATTATCCCATCAGGAACTACTACCACCCCCGAAGAGAAAGCTGCGCGTGAAAAAAGACGTCAAGCCGAAGAGAGTAGGCAAGATCGCATAGCTACAAAAGAAAACCAAAAGAAAGACTATGGTGACTTGTTGGACGAGTATGCAGGCGATGCCAGTAATCCTGACAAAATACGTTCAGAACACCAAAGATTGATGAATAAAGAATTGAGCGAGCTTAAAGGTATCATTAAAGGTAGTGAAAAAATAATTGATACGAGTGCTTATAGTACAAGAGAGCATGCTGCAACTAAAATCATTAGAGATAGATATGGCAACAAGGCAGCCAATAGAGCTTTTGGCATTAGTGAAGATGCTATTGCAGGCGATTCACAGGTCGGTGACGATCTATTTAATTCAAAGCGTAACCGCATGGGTTCTATGCGCGGTGAGAACGATACGCACGTAGTTGTACGCACAGCAGGCGGTCTTGAGAAGTGGTCTAAGGCTGATGGGCTTCAACGTATTGTTAACGACTCTATGGATGACCCGCGCTACGAAGAAGCATTCCGTAGAGCTACAACTCCACCTACGAATGAAGAGTTAGCAGAGCATCAACGGCTAGGCAGGGATGGTGAATATGAAGATCGCGGTAAAAATACTGCTGCGTTGTTTGGTAAGTCTGAAAGCCAATACAAGGCAATGACAGCATCGCAGAAGCCGTTAAATCCGTTCTCGAAAGAGGATATGGAAAAGTATGGTAAGCCTGCCCACGATGGTCAGAAGGAAGAACCTAAGCCTATCCTTGATGCCGAGGAAGGCGAAACGCTCGAAGGCTATGGTTATAGCAGTGATTCTGATGTCTACTGCCCACACTGTGGAGAAAATCACGGCAAAGAGAGCGAATACGGTGGTAAAGTTAAATACTGCGGTAATTGTGGTTACACAGCGAAGGATGCATATCCTGATGATGATCCTTGGGTAAACCGTAAAGAATCGGTGACGACTATAAACAAACCAAGGAGTGGTGGAAATCCAAACGACAGACCAAGCAGCCGTAAAATGAATCAAGACGCTGAATGGAATCCTGAGAACGATGACGATTGGGATAAAAGCTTTAGTCAAACCGCGCCTAGTGCCTCACGTAAAATGCCTGCGGATAAAGGCTACGAGAAACGCACGTCAGGTAAAAACCCGTTCAACGTTCATGACGCAGATATTGATTGGCAAAGAGAGCAGTGGCTTAAAAAGAATCTTCCTGAACGTGCGGGTGGTAATGGATACCGCAACGGTGAGTTTGGTACAGACAGCGCACTAAAATATGGATATGGTTTTGATGAAGCCAGTGCTACAATTAACGAAACTGAAACGTCTGACGAGGACATCGATATGCCAAAAGCACAAGACGCAGACCCTGCATTCGAGCGTGAGCTAGAAATGTCACGTGGTGGTTATGGTGGTAACTACCGCCCTAACTGTTATGACTTAGAAGGCGAGCCTGATGCTCCTGCTATCGAAGAGCCACCCGCAGAGGACAGCGACCCAACAAGTCATGAAGATGACCCGATGAAGTTAATCAACCATCCTGATTCACGTAACGATGAAATGGATGAGGACATCGATCAAGAATCAATATCGCAAGACAATGAAGTCACTCCAGAGATGGAGAAGTGGTTACGCGCTAATGGATTTAAGCGTGTAGGGGAAGATGCTGACCCAGAAGAAGGCGAGACCGACTTTGGTGCAGATAAACCTGACGATGAGGAAGGCATAAACCCTGACCTCAAAATGATGGATGCTGAACACGAGCCAAGAAAAGATGGCGAGACAAGAGAGGAAATGGCTGCTCGTCAAAAACGTAATCAGGACAGAGATTTTGATTTCTTAAAAGGCGATGCCAAGGATGATGATTTAAGTGGCTCGTTTACTTTAACGCCTGAACAAATGAAGCACCCGTTTATTCAAGAGATGCTTAAAAAAGGCGTACAAGATGCTGACCCAGATTGGGCGAAAGACCCACAGCCAAAGAGTAAGTATGACCCCAACTATAATGTTGGCGGACATAACAAGTGGGAGAACAGAAGTGTTCCACCCCCACGTTATGAAGCAGAAAATGGCTCTGGTTATGACGATGAAGAAGCTCCCGCCAAGAAGGAACGTTTCTCAACGCGCCCTATGGGTGGCAGAGAAGCATGGGATGATGACGAAGAAGTACAAGCGTTATTAAACAGCGATGCCGAAGAGCCTCGTGGCTACGTTTTCAATCCTGACGATCCTAATGGTCTGCCAACGAAACAGTACAATCCTGCTGCTGACGTAGCTATAAAAGTTGCAGAAGATTCTGCTGCCTATAGACGCGCACGTAATAACTCTAGTAAAATTAACTTAACCGACAACCAGAAGAGGACAGTCGCAATGGATGCAATTCAAAAACTACGTGGTGAAGTAGAATCGCTCAAGAAAGATGGTGTTAAATCTATCATGCGCGAAATTGGTCACCGCGACTTCTTAGCCAATAAACTCTCACAACACATTGGTACGTTTGACGCATCTGAAAAGACTGTGTCAGAAGTAGCTAAATATGGCGTTAAAAAATTAGGATTGAAATGTCCTGCGGGTAACGAGGTAGCCATGTTACACGGCTTCTTCGCTGCACAAAGTAAACAAACACCGACCTTTGCTATGGACACCAAAGCAAAACAAACAACTGGTGCTGTCGATAAATACTTAAACGGTGAAGGAGAATAGTCATGGGTTTCCAATCAACAGTTAGCTTTAAACAAGGCTTCGGTGTTATCGGTGAATTATTCTCTGATTCACCAGTTCGCGGTCAAACGGCAGTATTAGATACTGGCGCAGACAACAACATTGGTCGCGCTTATAGCGTAACCACTGAAGGTAATGCTGCTCAAGGCGGTACGGGTGCTTATATTGGTATCTTAGCTGCTCCTAAAAACTATGCTTCATACGGCACAGCAGGAAATACGTTAGCACCAACATTGGTGTTGGCTGATGGTGTTGTAGGTGAGTTTGTTAATATGGGCGAGATCATCGTCAAATTAACTGGCACAGCAAGCATTGGTGATACGATTGTATACGCCACAGCTACTGGCTTATTAACTGCTATTGCTCCAACAGATGATTTACCTGTAGGCAGCTTGCCTGCTTATGCAGTAGTAAGTCGTTATGATGTAGGTGCTAATGACCTCGCGGTTATTATGCTAACAGCAATCAACCCAATCCCTGTCTTAGCGTAAGGAGTATGACGATGCAACAAGGTACTTATATTAGCCCACGTAACGTCAGAGCCTTAAAGCTTACTGCCGATCAAGTTGGTGATTTTGAAGATTTAAAACGAGTTGGTTATTGTCTTGATTCCAAAATGGTAAACAAGATGATGGCTGCCCAAGGCTTCGATGCTTTGGAATCGTTAGTGACAACCCCAAGTGTAACGACCCCTGTTCAGTTCTTACAGAACTGGTTAGCGGGTAATGTGCAAGTAGCTACCGCTGCTCGTAAGATCGACACGTTAGTCGGCATTACGGTATCGGGCGCATGGGAAAACGAAGAGATCGTGCAGGGCTTGTTAGAGTTAACAGGCACGAGCGTTCCCTATGGAGATTACACCAACCTGCCGTTGAGTTCTTGGAACTTAAACTTTGAGCGCAGAACGGTTGTACGCTTTGAAGAAGGGATGCGTGTTGGTAACTTAGAAGAAGCTCGTGCTGCTGCTATCCGTATGAATAGCGCACAGAGCAAACGTGATGCTGCAACGCTCGCGTTGGACATTCGCAGAAACAGCGTAGGTTTCATCGGTTTTAACGGTGGCAACAACCGCACGTATGGTTTCTTGAATGACCCTAGCTTGCCTGCATACCAAGCAGTAGCGGGTGGTACTTGGGCAACCAAGACCTACCTTGAAATTGTTGGTGATATCTTGACCGCTGTGTCTGCTTTACGTACACAGTCACAAGACTTGATTGACCCTGCAACGATGCCTGTAACATTGGCTGTAGCTACAACAGCGCGTGATCGTTTATCTACTGTTAGCCAATACGGTAACAGCGTTCAAGATTGGATTAGCGCAACGTATCCTAAGATGCGTGTTGAATCTGCTCCTGAATTAGATGGTGCTGACGCAGGTGATAACGTGTTCTATCTGTACGCTGAATCGATTAGTGATAACGGCTCAGACGATGGCGCGACTTTCATCCAAGTCGTACCGACTCGCTTCATTGTAACTGGCGTTCAAAAACTCGCCAAAGGTTACGAAGAAGGTTACAGCAACGCGACAGCAGGTGTGATGTGCAAACGCCCTTGGGCAGTGTATCGCGCATCAGGCATCTAGTCTTATTGCAAAAATGATAAGAGCCTGACACAATAGTGTTGGGCTTTTTATTTTATAGGATAAGATTATGAACTACGTTTATTCGACAGCAAGTAATGACCGCGCTCACATTGAGTGGATACAAGGGGCAGAAGGTAGTGTTCCTATCCGAGGCAAGTCGGTAGTTATTCATGGCAAGGCAAACATTGCTGATAAGAACTTCCACACGCCAGAGGGTGTTGTTACCGAAGTGAGTGATGAGGATTTAGCTTTCCTTATGACGCATCGTCAATTCTTGACTGCCATTGAACGTGGCTTTTATAGTGTTCAAAAGCGGGAATCAGCCGTTGCTAAGGTGGTTAAGGACATGACTAAAAAAGACAAGTCTGCTCCAAAAACACACGAAGATTTCAAAAACGCATCAACATTTAAAGATGAGAAAGTAGCATAGGAGTAACTCGGCATGGCAGACCTAACATTTAATGTTGCGCAGTTTCGTGTCGAGTTCCCTGAGTTTGTTGACGTACCAGACCCAACTCTTCAGCAGTATTGGAACACAGCAATCCTGTACATATCGAATCAAAATGCGGGGGTGATGAACGGAAGCTCACGCCAATACGCACTCGATCTAATGACAGCGCACCTCACTAAACTGTCCGCACTTATCTTGGCGGGGCAAACGCCTTCAATCGTTAATAGCTCAAGCATCGATAAAATATCGGTCAGCCTAACGCCACCCCCGTTCAAAACGTCATGGGATTGGTGGCTATCGACAACACCCTACGGATTGCAATTGCTCGCGCTCCTCAACGTCAACAGCGTGGGCGGTGGGTACTATGGTGGCTTGCCAGAGCGCACAGCGTTCCGCAAGGTGGGTGGAACATATCAATGAAGGTAACCTCAAAGCCATCGCCTGCTAAAAGGTCGGTTCAAGACCTTATTAACTCGCGCACACAGGCGCGTGTGGGGTGGTTTGAATCAGCCAAGTATCCTAGTGGCACTCCCGCTGCTTACGTTGCCTCAATCCAAGAGTACGGCTACGCAGGGGGCAAGACCTCGTCAATCCCACCACGACCCTTTATTCGACCCACGATCATCAATCAGAAGGCGGTGTGGTTTCAATACGCCTCACGGTTGTTCAAGACATACCTCAAGGGTGGCAATACCATCCAAGACATATTTGAAGTCGTAGGCGAACGGGCAGCGGGCGATATTCGCAAAGCCATCACCCAAGTGTCTGCACCACCTTTAAGCCCGATCACAATCCTGTTAAGGAAGTGGCGTAAGCAGGGTGCTAAGTCAGGCAGACCGATAAGGATAACAAGACGCACTGTCGGGTGGGCAGCTGCGGAGTTTAACAAGGGCGCGGTTGATATTAGTGGCGTGTCAACAAAGCCGTTGAACGATACTGGTTATTTATTAGCAACGCTAACAAACCAAACGGTGAATGGATGATACCTAGCAGCAATATACTCGCGCAGGCGTTGACTGTTATACACCCGATGCCTGTTAAATACTTTCAGTTTACTGGTCGTGGCGTTAACGATATCGGTTTAGACGTGTCGACTTATGCCGACCCAATAACCGTTTATGGCTCGGTGCAGGCAGTTAACAGAAGCGTTTATGAAAACCTTGGACTCGATTGGCAGAAGAACTACGTCAATTTGTTTATGAAAAGGTTGATCACTGATATAAATCGTAATCAATCGGGCGATCAAATAGAATGGATGGGCAGACGTTTTGAGTGCAAGAGCGAAACAAACTGGTACAATATTGATGGATGGGTAGAGGTTCTTTGTGTTGATATCGGTGCAGCCTTACCACCTAAGATCGCTTTTGTAGACCCGCTTTCATTATTCGGATTTGGTCGTGCATTTGGCAGAGCGTTCGGGAACTCATAATGGCGATTATTCTAGCGAAGTTTGTTAAAATTATAAGCTCTGGCAAAAGCGGTGGTCAGGGCGGGGAAGTAAATCCCAACTCAGGCAAAGGGTTCGGTGCTGCATTTGGCACATCATTCCCATCATAATAAAGGATAAGACATGGCTATTTCATACGCACCAAAACTTAAAAAACTGATCAACGCCAACAAGGATGAAGCGTATCTTGACTCGTTCAGGTCTTTCCTTCGCGCATTTGATCAGTTGATTCATCAAAGCGTCAAGGAAGTGAATCAGGTCAATCCACCCCCAACACCTGCCAACGGTGACGCTTATCACATCCAAGCGGGTTCATCACCAACGGGCGCATGGGCGGGTCAAGATGGCAAGATTGCTGTGTGGACTACTGATGCAAGCCTTCCCAATTCAAACACGCCTGACCCACAGTGGGAGTTTTATCAGCCCAATGTCGGTGATCAATTCTATTGCTCAAACAACAATCAATTTCATTATGAAGTTGATGTCAATTTCACAATTTTTGCTGTCACACCTTATTGGCAAGGTGCTTTAAGCGGTGTGACAGGTCAAACCAATCGCAGTCTTTTGGGGTCTGCGGGCATGGATTATCTTGAATTGAATGAAGATGGCTTGACCATATATGGCAATGTGACAGGTTATGGTTCAATTCAACATAATGCTTTGGCTTGCGGTGCTAATGAAGGGCTTTATATTGAAACTTTTGGGGGTTCGGGGGTTGATCAATTTGGTATTTTTTCAAACGTCATCAGCGAGTATTGGAACACCTTCCAAGATGGCACAAAAACCATTGATTTTCTTGGGCAGAATTGGAACAGCCCTTGGCACAGTCAACATGGTTTAATCGGCAACCGCTACAAGAGTATTGCTGTCTTTTCTGGCATTGATGTTATGCCCAATAATACTTCATACAACCAAGCCCCCAACGTATCATTTAACGGTGGCGGTGTTGTGGCTGTGACTGAAGTTCTTTGCACAGCCATGTCGAGTGAACATGTTCCCATCGTTTTTGGCTGTACGATTGGTCAAGTTGGTTCAAGTCTTGTTCACGATGGTGTCAAAATTAAATTGGCGGGGGGTGTTGATTATGTCTTCAGCACTATTGATTCAAGAATATGCCTAGAATTAAGGGGCGGTAACGCTTTGGAACTATGGCGCAACAACCTATAAGGGAATAAATATGCAACCGTATGATGACTTATTCGCAAAGCATGGCGCAACAGCACGTTCAACCAATGGCTGTTCTCCTGCGAACCCGCACTATTTTTGGTGTGCTGAACGTGTAGCACCCAACAGTTCTGTGCTTGATGTCGGTTCAGGTCTTGGGTGGTTGAAGCCACACTTGCCAGAAGGTGTGACCTATAAAGGGATTGACGCTTGCCAAGGGCTTGCAGAATCAACGGGTGATGAACACTGCGACATTCTAAGCTATACGGGCGACAAGGTTGATTATGTTTGTTGCTTCGGTGTGTTGGTTAAGAACGACCCACGCGAACAGCCTGTCAATCTTCAAGCGGTGGCAGACAAATTGAAAAGCCTTGCCAATGTCGCTGTGCTGTTCGCGGTGTGCTTGGATGGGTTCAGCTTGCAGGAGGTGGAGACTGCGTTCGGTGGATTGGATGAAGTATCACCAATCACGTTGGGCGAACACTTCTGTCGGGTGAATGTTTAATGCGTGATAACGAAATAATGAGAGTGCTGATACCAAACTTGACCGCTTCACTGGTTGAGTTTGTTGCGTCTAGCAATTTTGCCGTACAGCCTCCCATTGTTAAGCAATCCTATCAGCCTACTCAACAAGGCGTACCGACCTGCCCTACTGTGTTTATTCACAAAGTTGGTGACCATCGATACGGATTTCCAAGGAAGGAATATCAATGGAATGAAGTTAAGCAGAGAATGGTAGACACTGAAACGCAGGTCATGGAAACAACCTACCAAGTGAACGCCTTATACGTTCAAGACCCTGCTAACATGGTGCAGTTAACCTCAAGTGATTTGGTTAATGAAACGGCTGCTATTTTACAGAGTGATTTCTTTTTAAATATCCTTCACGAGAATGATATTGGCATGGAAAGGATAACAGATATCAGACAGACTTATTTTCAAGATGACCGTGATCGCAGCGAAGCATCACCATCATTCGACTTCACGATTGCACATAAACAAGTTACAATAAGGAACGCCCCAATAGTTAATTCTATTGTAGAAGGCATCTACCCTATCTAGGAGAGCAGAAATGGCTATTGATTTTAGTAAATATGTGGACATAACAAGTGGCGTAGGCGGTACGGGTGGAGTAGCAAGCCGTGATTTAATCGGGCGCATTTTCACGCCAAACCTTTATGTTAGCGACAATAAAGCAGTAACCTTTACCTCTGCCGATCAGGTGGGTGAAGCGTTCGGAACGACATCAGAAGAATACTTACGCGCAGTTTTCTATTTTGGATTCATCGGTAAGAACATTACCTCTGCTCGTAAATTATCCTATGTTGGTTGGTTCAAAACCGCTACGCCTCCACGTATTATCGGTGGCACAGCTAATACAAGCCTCGGTGCTTATACAAGTAAAACCGATGTGATCTTAACCCTTTCTATTGATGGCACACCATCTTCAACAGGTTCGCTTGATTTATCTGTAGCATCAAACCTTGCTGATGTGGCTTCAATCTTGGAAGCGGGCATCAGTGCCATTGGTGGTGCTTATGCAGGAAGCACAGTGACCTATGACGCTATTGCTAAAAACTTCACATGGGAATCAGCTCTTGCAGCCAAGATCAGCACACTTGCTGTTGAAGATGGTGGCGGTGTTGATGATGTGATTGCCACAATGGGATGGACTAATCCTACCTATTTCACTGGCTCTGATGGTGACACTGTGACTGATATGCTGATCAACAGCACATCACAAAGCAATAACTTCGGTTCATTCTGTTTCCTTCGCGGAACGACTGATGCTGATTTATTGGCAGCTTCTGTTTGGAACACGACTAACAACGAGCAGTTTATTTTCGTTGTGGCTACGGATGCCGAAGCAGGTGCTAATGATGATTATGTTGGCAACGCGGGTACTGCGGTAACTGCGGTGGATTTAACATTGGATGAGTACCCTGAAATGTGTCCAATGATTATCCTTGCCTCTACTGACTACAGCAGACGTAACAGCGTAGTGAACTATATGTTCCAACGCTTCGATTTAACTCCGCTATCAATCGGTACGCAGTTAATGAACACGGCTCAGTCTGATGCGTTCGATGTGAAGCGTAATAACTACTACGCTGCTACACAAACGGCAGGACAGTTAGTGGCTTTTTATCAACGGGGTTACTTGTGCGGTGGTGCTACCGATGCAAGCGATCAGAATGTGTTTGCGAATGAAATATGGTTGAAGGATGCAGCAGGCGCAGCGATTCTTAGCTTGTTATTAGCCCTTGGTAAAGTATCAGCCAACACAGAAGGTCGCGGTCAGCTTATGGCTGTGCTGCAATCGATTGTTGATGCTGCTTTAAACAACGGCACAATCTCTGTAGGCAAGCCTATAACAACCGAGCAAAAGTTATTCATTGGTCAAATTACTGGTGACGACTTAGCATGGCATCAAGTGCAAAACATTGGCTACTGGTTAGAAGCCAAGGTAGAGCCATACGTGTTAAACGACTTGACCGAATGGCGAGCAGTTTACACTTTGGTTTACAGCAAAGACGATGATATCCGTAAGGTTGAAGGCTCACACGTTCTGATTTAATTGGGAGATTAAAATGACACAAGATATAACTGCGTTTGGTTTAAAGGTACGAGTGATCGCTTCTAACAGCTTCCCTGCGGGCTTCACGGTCACGCAGTTTGCGGATGATGGCGACCCGTTCGATATTCCAAGCATCAAGATTGCTGAAACAGCTATGGGCTTGAATGGTGACCTGATTGTGTGGGCTAAGGCTAACCCTATCACGGTTACGATTAATGTTATACCTGACAGTGATGATGATAAAAACCTATCGGTTATCTTTGAAAATAACCGAGTGGGCAAAAACAAGTCTAGCGTTAAAGACTCGATCACCCTTGTCGGCTTATACCCAAGTGGTAAAACTGTCACGATGACAGCGGGTAAAATGACCGATGGTATGGCGGGTTCTGGTGTGGCTAGTGCGGGGCGTTTAAAGACAAAGGCTTATATGTTCGCCTTTGAAAATAAAATCAGCACATAAGGAATAGACAATGCTTGAGCCGAAAGAGCTAACCCTAACGGACATGAATGGGGTGGCGAAAACTTTCGTTATCTCAAAAATGCCTTACTATCCTGCGAGAGAAGTTATCTCTCAATTCATTCCTACGGGGTCGCCAAAGATAGGCGACTACCGTGAGAACGAGAAGCTGTCGCAGATTATGTTTCGCTACGTGTCAATAGTGCTACCAGAGGGGCAGAAGCTCGCATTGACCACTCCCACGCTTGTAGAAAACCATGTCGACTTTAAGACAGGCATTCTGCTTGAGAAGGCTATGTTGGAGTACAATGCGGGTTTTTTCGACTACGGAGCGATCTCGAATTCGTTAAGCGGTTTCGCTCAGACAGCCCAAGTGTGGATTACCAAAATCTTGACGGACTCGCAGGCGCGATCATCAGCGAAGGAAAAGCAAGCCTCTACGAACTCAAAACGATCTACACGCTCGAAGATGCGTTCTTAATGTGGGAGTCTATCGTTGTGCCTCGGTACAATGAATGGTTGGCGATGGAGCATTCTAAAAAGAGATAAGAAATGAATATCATTGAAACACTATTCCTTGTCTTTGAAGCGGACACCGATCAACTAAAGGATGCCCTTCGACAAATTGAAGAGGGCGGTAAAAAAACAGAGGAATCGCTCAAGGGCGTTGACCTCGTTGTTCACAAAACAAAATCCAACTTTTTAGACTTTGCTAAAACCGCAACAGCAGCACTCGCGGGTATGTTTGCTCTCAAGCACGTATTCAGTGAGATACTGGATGTGTCCGCAGCCAATGCTCACCTATCGGAGTTGTCGAAACAGCTAGGCGTTACGGCAGCCGACTTGGGTGCTTTTGCTGATGCTACGGGGGGTGACGTAGGGAAGGCGGGCGAGATATTCGGTGGGCTTAATCGTGAAATGGAAAGCCTCGCGCAGACAGGTAATTCACGTATCGCACCCTTCATGCATAGACTTGGCATCCACATGCTCGACCTACACGGTCACGCAAAGAAGGCACAAGACGTTCTTCCTGAGATTGCTAAAGCATTTGAGGGAATGTCTAAGCAGCAATCGACAGCATTTGGTCAGAAGCTTGGTCTAGACGATGATACGATTGGACTGCTTCAACTAGGCAAGAAAGGATATGAAGAGGTTATTGCCGAACAGAAAAAACTTGGGCAAATGACTGAAGCGGATGAGAAAGCAGCTAACGAATTCAAAGCAGCAATGAAAGACGTGGTACACGTAATGAAATCGATCTACACAACACTTGCTACCATTGTGTTGCCAATCCTCACGTTCTTTCTGAATGTAATTACAAAAACGTTCCTGTTTATTAAAGACCATAAGGCGTTTGTTGTTGCTGCGCTTGTCGCCATTGGTGCAACGATGATCTGGCTCAAGTGGTCAGCCATCATGGGATTAGTGTCTGGGCTTCTGTTGCAGGCAGCAACGTGGGCGGTAGCTACCGCAGCGATGTGGTTATTCGACACAGCAGCAGCCGTAGCAGCGACACAGGCGTGGTTATTAAACGCAGCAATCATGGCTATACCTCTGGCGTTGATTGCGCTCGCAGCGTTACTGGCAGCGGTGGTCGAGGACTTCTGGGTCTGGTCGCATGGCGGTGAATCTGCCATCGGTGATCTCGTGGGTAACTTCTCTGATTTTGAGGTGTGGCTGTTTGATTGGATTGATCGGATAGCAGCGTTCTTTAGTGATACGTGGGATGGCGTAATGAAGTTCTTCACTTGGGAAGGCTTCAAAGAGGACACGCTTGCCTTCGGTGAATGGCTGTTGGGATGGGCAACGAAGCTGTTTGCGAAGCTCGGTGAAATGTGGACTAGCACGAAGGAATACTTCGGGTTCGGTGGAGATGAGGAAGGGGAAGGTAAAACACCCGCGCCTACTGAAAAAGACAAAACACAGGAAGTCGCAGCGAAGGAATCGGTTGAAGCAGATAAACAAATGCAGGAGGCACTTGAAAAAGGTGCTGTGCAAATTGGTGGTGCATCAGCGACAGGTTTAAACTCTATTAATGGCGGTTCAATAATGAACAGCAACCAACAATCTACAAAGAAAACGGATATTCAAATAGCTAAGATTGAGGTGACCACCAATGCAACCGATGCCGAAGGTGTTGCTCAGGGATTAGGGAATGCACTCGTGCCTCACTTAAGGCAGGCATCAGATCATTATGATGATGGGATAGGTGGATAATGGCTATTGAATCAGTATTAGCGAGCATTGCAGGGGCATCTGGTTTATTGCCGACCACCGATGTTGTGGCGGTCTATGATCAAAGCTTCTCACAAGTTTTCCAAACGGCAAGACCGCTTAAGGCAGAGGTTAGTGAAACCGCTATGGCGATGGAGCATCCTGTTGAGTCGGGCGCGACCATTACGGACTACAGGATTATTAATCCAGTTGAGATCAAGCTATCAATGATTCTTGAGCCTGCGTCATACAAGGATACTTACAGCACAATAAAACAGTTTTTTGTATCGTCAACGCTGCTAACCGTTCAAACGTTAACGGGTACGTATGACAACATGATGATCACGCAGATGCCCCACGAAGAAGATCCCAATATCTTCGACACGATCACAATGGCACTTACTCTTAAAGAAGTGTTGTTGGTTGAGGCTCAGTATGGAACACTTCCCCCAAGGGCAGTGGCAAAGAAGGCTGACGCATCAACAACCGACACGGGACAGAAAAACCCTGCGCCTTCACGATCAATTCTTAAGTCTGCAAAAGATAAAATATCAGGGAGCTAGTGATGCAGGAAATACAGCTCGCAACAATACCGAATCAAACATTTAACGTTAGGCTAGATAACCATCGGTATGAGATCACGTTACAAACGTGTGAGGCTATTATGGCAGCTTCAATTGTTAGGGATGGAGTACCCATTGTGAGTGGTGCGCGTTGCGTGTCTGGTTACCCATTGATTAACTATCGAGCAATCGAAGATTTGAAGGGCAACTTTGTATTCGACACACTAAACGAAGAGCTTCCTTTTTGGGAGAAGTTCGGGCAGACGCAGTTTTTATACTACGTCACACAAGACGAATTGATCGAGGCGCGAAGCGGTGGCTAACGTCATTGATGACCGTATTGTTCGAGTTGGCTTTGAAATTAATGGTCAGCTAAAAACCTTTGAGCGTTTATGGATTGAAGCGTCTGGCACTAAGTTTGCCAATCCAAATCAAAACGAGTGTCAGGTAAGAATAAACAACCTAAGCAAAGAGGACAGGGATTACCTGATCACCGAAACTTCACCGTTTAATAAAACAAAGAAACCAAAGAGGCTCGTGATTGAGGCGGGCAGAGTATCAACGGGGGTGAGCAGGATATTTGTTGGCGACATTACCGAGTGCAGCCCATCACAGCCACCCGATATTTCGCTCGACATTAAAGCCAAGACCGCCAACTTTCAAAAGGGAAACATCGTATCAACGACAGCCCCTGCGGGTTCTTCGCTAACCGAGATCGCTGCTGTGGCTGCCGATCAATTGGGCGTGACGCTGCAAATGGAAGCGCAGAACAAAAACATATCAAACGCCTCTTATAACGGTTCGCAGGCAAAGATGGTTGATGCTCTTGGTGAAACGGGCGGTGTTAATGCGTACATTGATAACGATGTATTGGTGGTGAAAGACTACAACGTGCCATTAAAAAACGTCATGCGTATCTTAGATGAAACAACGGGTATGATTGGCATCCCTGAAATAACCGAAGAGGGCATCAAGGTTAAGATGCTGTACGATAACAAAACCGTGTGCGGGGGTGGTGTGCAAATAAAAAGCGTACTAAACCCCGCTGCTAACGGGACATACGTTATCTATAAATTAAGCTTTGATATTTGCTCACGCGATACGGCATTTTATCTCACGGCAGAGGGCAAGCGTTTAAATGGCTAAAGAAGCGAAGGCGCAGATACCGAGCAAAGACCCTGCCGACAACGATACGCTTGTTGGGTGCTTCAACACGATATTAAAAAAGTTCCTTCAGGGCGTAGACGATATGCTTCCTGCAACGGTTATCGCTTACGATAGAGTAGCAAATGTAGCAACCATCCACCCCCAAGTAATGATTTTAAGCACCGAGGGAGAATCAGTTACACGGGCGCAGTACGCATCGATACCAGTGTTTGCTTTTGGTGGTGGTGGCATCGGGATTAACTTCCCATTGCAGGCGGGTGACACAGGGTGGATAAAAGCCAATGACCGTGACATCAGCCTTTACCTTCAAGGCATGAAAGAAAACAAACCGAACACACTTCGCTTGCATAAGTTTCAGGATGCCATGTTCTTCCCTGATGTATTGAGGAAGCTCATCATTGATGGCGAAGATGAAGATGCGATGGTGATTCAGCTCTACGATAACACCTCGAAGATTGCTGTGCATAGAAGCGGGAATGTCGTGGTTAGGGCAGACCAATCGAAGCTCATCATGCTCCCCGATGGGACAGTTACTTTGGATGCTCCGACCTCGGTGACGATTACAACTCCCGACTTCATTATTGACGCAACGGATATCACGCTCACTGGCAATGTAGAATCAACAGGCACGTTCAAGAATAATGGTATTAACATCGGATCAACTCACACTCATGGTGGGGTTCAAGTTGGTGGTGGCAACACGGCAGTACCTAACCCATAGGAGAATAAAATGGCTATTACTTCAATCGCAACAAACGCTCGGAACGATATGTTTTTAGCTGATAACAATAACCTAGCGATGGTTTCTAATATCGATGCTGTTTTACAAGACTGTGAGCATGCTATGAAGGCTCAATTCCAAGAAATGATTTATGCCTATAACCGAGGGATGCCTTACATGGATACGGTATGGCAACGTAAAAACTTCGTTCAATTTGAAGGTTTTGCTCGTAGTACATTACGTAGAGTGAACGGGGTTAAGAAAGTATTATCGTTCGCTGTAGCGACTAATAATGATGTGTTGCAGTATAATGCCGTTATAGAAACAATTTACGGGGAAGGAACGTTCAATGGCTGATTATCAATACATAAACAACACTGGCGTAATCATTCCCGACACTGAAACTTTACTCATTGAGGTTCAGGATGAGTTTAAGAATGCGTTCGGTGCAGATATGTCCACCGACCCTTCCACCCCGCAAGGTCTTTTAATCACGGGTGAAACGATTGCCCGTAAAAAGGTCGTTGATAACAACTCAGCCCTCGCCAATCAGATCAATCCGAATGTCGCGGGCGGTGTATTCCTTGACGCGATCTGCGCTCTCACAGGGTTGAGACGAGCTGTCGCCACTCCATCCCTTGTGAAGAGTGCGCCTCTGACAGGGATTGCAGGAGCAATCATTCCATCTGGCTCTCGAGCGAAGACGACCGACTTCGAGTTCGAGTTGATCAGCACAGCGATCATCGCTCTTGATGGGACTGCGACAGGCGACTTTCAATCGGTGAATCTTGGTGCAATTCCCTGTGGGATTGGTGACCTAAATACTATTGTGACAACCGTTTTAGGATGGGAAACAGTAACCAATCCTGATGTGGCTATCCTTGGAACGGATGAGCAAAGCGATGAGAGCCTGAGAAGCCTTCGCAGGAACACTCTCGCGTTGCAGGGGGTGGCTCTTGTCGAATCAATCATATCCGCTCTGTATGACACAATCGGAGTTCGATCACTCCAATTCCGCGAGAATATCGCCTCAACGATACAGGTGATTGATGGCATCACAATGATTCCTCACTCGATATGGGCTTGCGTTGATGGCGGGACAGATGAAGCCATCGGTGAAGCGTTGCTTAATAACAAGTCGCTCGGTGCGGGCTATAACGGGGTTCAAGTCGTTAACGTGGTTGAGCCAATCAGTGGTCAGACGTATGTCGTGAACTTCGACAGACCCGACCCAATCTCTGTGATCTGTAGAATCACCGTAAAGGTTAATGCCTCACTTGTGAATCCAGTGACATCCGTTAAGGAAGCGATCATTTTGTGGGCAAACGGGGGTGTCAATGGTGAAGATGGATTGACCGTTGGGACTCCTGTATCACCGTTCGAGATTGGCGCGACAGTCAATTCACAAATCCAAGGAATATACATTCAGCTCGTTGAGTTGTCATACGAAACCCCAGTGGCGTGGCAGTCAACAGAATTAGCAATTGCCATTGATGAGATTGCGATTCTTGTGGCGGGTGGAATCACAGTGGTGATCGTGTAATGAAAAAACAACTGTTCGATGATAGCGTAGATATTCTGCGGTGCATCTTGTGGCAGTACAATGATGCGGAGAATCTTCAATCACTGATTAAGCAGAAGCAGGAGTGGTATGACGAATCATACCGCGACTTTTGGGATGATTGGATTGTCAACGTATTCACATTAGAAACGCTCAACGACTTCGGTTGTTCGGTATGGTCAATCATTCTTGGTATTAACTTCACTGTCACGATTCCCGCATCCACAACACCATCGTGGGGGTTTGACCCGTACAATAAAAACTTCTTCAATGGTAACTTTGGAAACGCTTCGCAGGGCGAGCAGGGTGCGACACTGAAGCAGAAGCGTCTTATCCTTAAGCTCAGATATTATCAGCTCATTGGTCGCGGTACTGTTCCTGAATCTAATCGCTTTATGAAAGACGTATTTCAAAACGATGGAACAGTGTTTGTACAAGATTTATATGACATGACCTACGCTGTGTATGTGTTCGATTTTATGCCTGACAGCCAGACTCTTTTCGTCTTGCAGCAGTATGATCTCTTACCTCGACCCGCAGGAGTTGGTATACTTCTCACAATAGCGAATCGTATACCTTGGGGATTTGACCCGTATGACACGAACTTCTTCAACGGCAACTTTATAGGACAACCATAATGGCACGATATTACTTCCGTATTCCATTTGCTACGAGTGGAGATAAAACCGCAGTACCTGTTCCCATTCAAGGTGGTGGAGAGGTTTCATACACCGAAGGCTTCGGCTTTGACTATCAGCGCGAGATCGGTGTAGACCCTGATGCGTTGTTGATTGTTCGTGAGAATTACAACGAACTTAGCTACCAAGAAGAACTTGCGATCAAAGACCTTCAAGAGTGGTATGTTCCTGAGTTCATCACAACGGCTGAAAACGGTGGTGCGCCATTTTCCTATTCACAAAAGATGCGCGTTAAATTATCGGGTGAGGTTTACGAATCATTAACAAACTCGAACACGACCACACCGCCAAGTGCTAACTGGATTATTGTTCCGACTACGGGAACGGTAGGCATCCCTGAAACAACTGCGGGCGGTACTAACAACGATGTGACTGCGGTATTCCCGTTCCCATTATCAACGCTCGCTCAGAACATCATTGTCGGTGTGCGTTCGGCTTCTGCCAACACGACAGCGATGACATTCAATCCAGATGGATTGGGTGTGCGTGATGTCTACAAGGGCGCGAACGCTCCTATCGCTTCGGGCGATGTTCCATCAGCAGGATATTGGATGCTCCTTCAACGTGATCAGACGTTGGACAAGTGGCAACTGATCAATCCGTTCGTGAGCGTGACTGCTGTACCTGATGCAAGCGAAACCGTGAAGGGCATTCTTGAGATTGCCACAACAGCCGAAGCTCAAGCAGGGACTGATGACCTTCGCGCTATCACTCCATTGAAGCTTCAACAAGTGACTGCGACCCAGACTCGTAAAGGTGTATTAGAAACCTCGACAGACTTGGAAACCCAAACAGGTGCAAATACTGATGTGGCTGTCACCCCCGCTTCTTTATCATCGCGCACAGCTTTGACAACGCGCACAGGTATCGCGTTCCTTGCCACACAAGCTGAAGTCAATGCGGGGTCTGTGACTGATAAGATCGTCACTCCTGCAACGCTTCAAAACAAGCCCGCTTCGATGCCAACAGGTTACATTTCAAAATTGTTGCTGTCGAACAATGCGCTTGATTCTGACAAAGACCTTGATGTTGGTGTCGGCAACGCTCGATCAACCAATCTGTCGATGGACATGATTGTTGCGTCAGCTATCGGTAAAAGAATTGACGCTCCTTGGGCTTCGGGCGGTACTCCTGCATCTACAACGGGTGGATTCCCGACAGGCATCACCCTAACAAATGGCACTTGGTATCGTGTATTCTTGCTCGGCAATCCTTCAACGGGTGTTGTGAACATGGGATTTGACACATCAGCAACCGCTTCAAATCTTTTGACAACGGCTGCGGTGATCAGTGCGGGCATGACTGCCTACAGACAGATCGGGTGGTGTGACTACGGCAATCAAACAGGAAGCAAATTGAGCAAGTTCTATCAGGTGGGGAATGAGTTCACGTTCAGCGAACCTGAAGAAACTGACACCCATGCAAGCACAGGCGTGACAACTGCATTCTTGATGAATATAAACGCACCCCCAACCACAGAAGTGTTGGCAAAATTGGCGTTCAACCAAGACCAAGCTGCTGTGGCTCAAAACATTTGGTACAACATTTGGTCACCCATTAGTGTGGCTGACGTTGCACCAACAGCAAACCGTTGGAATCATGTGAAACGGGGTGAAAATGATGACCCTGCAAACTCAAATATCACACTGAACTTATTGTCTGACCCATCAAGCCAAGTGCGGGGTCGGTCAATCAGTGATTCGGGTGGTGGTAATAATGGAACTTATACGGTTTCAAGTCTTGGATGGATTGACACGAGGGGAATGTAGTGCAACCAATTCAGGATAATTGGACAATCTATCAAGGCTCGACATTCAAGCAGATTTATCAACTGATTGACGAGCTTGGCTTGCCTTTTAATTTATCTGGTTACACAGCGAAGCTTCAATGCCGACAAACAATCCAAAGCATTATCGTTTTATTTGAGTGTAGTACGGAGAATGGTGGGATTGAGATATTTGAATCGCTCGGCTTAATCCACGTTGATTTAACCGATACTCAAACTCAAGCATTAACCTTTACCGCGCCTGCCGTATTCGACTTAGAACTTTATCACGATGCAATCACCGAAAGAATGGTGTTTGGCAATGTGACACTCAGCTTTGAGGTTACGCGCCCATGAGTGCTTGCGAGCCAATAATTGTCGTAGTTAAAGAGCAGACAGTAAAAGTAATTGACCCATGCGGTGCTTATACAAACTCCGAAGATGTTATTACTAAATTGGCTGCTACGGATATTGGCGGGCATCGTGTTGTTAAAGCGATCTCTGCGACCCACGTTGATTATGCCGACAACTCGGTTTTAAATGATTCGACTCAAATACTCGGATTAACGCTTGGAGCAGCTTCGGGCGGTGAAAAGGTTTTGATCAGAACATGGGGTGAAGTAGAAGAACCCACATGGAATTGGACTGAGGGATGGGTGTGGTTAGATCACAACGGTTTGCTCACACAAACTCCACCAGTTTCACCAAGCGCGTTCAACATGATTATTGGTCAGGCACTATCGCCAACTCTCATGCGCGTGTTATTATTATCACCAATAACTCTCTAGGAGAATTGAAATGGCAGCACCTCGGTATATTCGTAATAATGCAGGCACATTAACTGAAACAATCGCAATCACTTCTTCTGCGGGTGTTGCTGATGCTGAGAAAATTGTTGCCACGGGGACTAATGGTCTTCTGGATATCACCTTAATGCCGACAGGTATTTCACCACCTGTGTTGACTGTGTTGGCAAGTGAAAACTTGGCTGCGGGTGATTTTGTAAACATTTACAACAATGGTGGCACAGCCAACGTGCGTAAAGCTGACGCTACAACGTCAGGCAAAGAAGCACACGGGTTTGTTTTGTCTGCGGTATTAGCAGCAGCAAACGCCACAGTGTATTTTGGTGACAGCAACACTGCGGTCACGGGTCGCACAGCAGGTGTTCAATACTTATCAACCACAGCAGGAAGCACAACCACAACCGCACCAAGCGGTTCGGGTAATGTTGTTCAGCGTGTTGGTGTTGCGTCATCCGCAACAGAGATCGGATTTTTATATTCTCAGCCTATTGTTCTAGCGTAAGGATTAAGCGATGGCGGTCAAAAGCCCGCTTTGTAATTACGCAGGCACAGTCAAGGAGTTGCAAGCGGGCGACTCTTTGCCTGCGGGAACACCAATATCTTCGGTGCTTGGTGCGAGTTATTATGACCTGAGTTATTCGGGATATAATACGCTCGACAATGGTCGATATTACTTCGTCACCACGGGCGCGAACATCGTCAACTATCCCGATCTCGTTCCGCTTTACAGCGCGAACACATATCTTTTCGTCTTCAATATCGACAACACAACGAACACTCAATACCAGTCGATCTTGACGATCACTTCAGGAGATTCGGGAGCGGAAGCGACAACAACTTGGATTCAGCAAGGGACTTCAAAGTCGGACGCTGATTCGCGTGGGTGGGTTCAGTACAACGTAGTCCCTCAGTTCGTGAAGTTGGTGATGTGTGAAGATGATCTTCCTGCGCCAACGACTGCTCCATTCGGCTCATACACTTCGACAGTTCATGTCCTCAATGGTGAGTTCGAGTATGTGGTCGGAGCTTATATTTCGCTCACTCGTCCGCTTTATTGCGCGGGAGCTGTTGTTCATTCTGCTGACTCGAATCAGTGGTGGCTTGGGTTCGAGTGGACACTCAACACAGATGCTTGTCTTGTCAATGCGGGGGTGGATGGATACTTCGATGCTGACTTCCATCATCTCTGGCTACAATCGAACGGGACTGCGCCACTCTTTGCGATGATCAACTCAACCACGACCTTCGAGGGTTGCTACCTTGTGATGAACAACGCTTCACAGACAACATTCGGAACATTGTCAGCCACAGCAGGCGACTCAACAACTTTCTTCGTTGGGAATTGTCAGTTCACCTCGTTGGTTCAGACAGGACTCCCGATCACTTGTGCAAGCACAAGCACGTTCAAGAATCGTGTGGTTGTGAGAGAGCATGATGCTCGTATTTTTATGCCTTACTATTGCAACACCACGACTTCGCTCGGTACTACAACGACCATCAATGGTGTCGTGATCAATCGCACTTATAATCAAGTCAGCCCGCGATTCGACTTCACGGGCTGTCAAACAAACTCAGTGATTCTTCGTCTTGAGTCATGTCAGTTCTTTATGAGGGCGAACATCGGTGGCACTGTTTACGACTCAGGCAAGTACATCGCCTTCACGAACAATGCGTTCGGAAAGTTCTTCTCCCTGCACGTTGTCGGCTGTACGATGGTGTCTTCGCAATCGAACGCACAACTCAACTCAACGCAGACAGGTCTTAGTCAGACGAACTTCTGCGACACCACGAACTATCAACGGCAAGGCAACGCAAACATCTCCGCTTGTTTCAACATCCCCAACACAAGAATCATGGGTGTTGTCACAGGAACAAACACAAGCACAGCATCAGCGACATCAACATATAAAGTCTTCGCTGTGTCGGGTGGTAGTAATAACGCGCTGAAAGCTGAGAGCAACACGATGTTCGATGCGGGTGGGCAAACAGCACTCCCCGCAATCAGATACCTTGGAACGCTTCCAATGGATTATCAAGTGGACTGTCATTTTGTTTTCAACAACACATTCAACTCAAACACCTTGTTTGATTTTGCCATGTTCCAACAGGCAAGCAGTGGTGTTGCCAATAATTCAGGAACAAACATTGGCACAATCAGCGACAGTTCAAGCTCGAACGGGAATATAGTCGGGATAACCTTCTTCGGGATTGGTCAATTCACGGCTGTCAATGATACGGTCACACTGCAATGGAAGCAAAACACGGGTGCGCTCCGCACTGCGGGGATTGCTTCTTATACCATCGTCATACATGAAGCGGGGTCTTAATAATGGCTGACGTATATGTGAAGTTCACGGCAATCCCTGTCAATCAACAACCAACAGCAACAGGCATGTGCTATCTTGAAAACGGTGTCGCCAAGTACAAAATGGATATGGCGGGAATTGTTGTCGCCAATGAACAGCAAGCCAATGACCCCGAACTTGGATGGGTTGATCTAAAACCCAACACCTGACCGTTTAGCTGAACAACTCAACCTTATTAGCAATCGCTGAAGAACTAAACAACCCCAGTTAAAAGTTTGTACGGCTCGTTATCAATAATCACCACGCGATTATCCTTAAGCCATCGATAGAGTGTAGGAAAAGACACGCCCCACGAATCAGCAAGGCGAAGCTTTGCAGCACCTTCCGAGATCATATTTACCGAAGCGTAGCTTTGTATGTAGTGATTTAATAATACCATCCGACTATTCTAACAGGCTCTTAGCACAAATGCTAACTCGGAGTAAAACCGAATTAGGATTGTGCGAAACCGAATTCGGTATTTGGTAAACCGAATTAGGACTTTGGGACATTCAGGACTTCACCTAGTCAAGTTATTTCTGTGTAACCGACCCTGAGATAACTGGCTAATTCGGGGAACGCGCTGTCGCGCTTCTTCGGGGGTCACCACCCCCAAAACGCCAAAGAATAGCCCCACACGCGCCATAATGCTGTAAGCCTTTGATAGTACAAAGGTTATAGTTATCATGCGGGCGCATTAAATATTTGCACACTTGTATATATGATGCCATTATACCCATGTGGCAAACCCGCCACGTTACGGAGAACGGATATGAATCGATTTATAACTGCGGATATCGGTGAAAACGGTGAAAACTGGAGCCTGCTCGCATGGCAGGTTTTGACCACCAACGATGAAGACTACGATCCTACGGATGCGGAGTTAGAAGAAGTTGTTCGCGCTCTTGAGGACGAACACGCCCGCAGCATGGGAGGTGTTTAATCATGGCTTACGTATCAGGCAGGCAGGTTAAGGTAGGCGACTACGTTTGCTTTAAATCGGATGTTGAACAGGGTGGCAAGATCGTGGAAATAAACGGCAACGACCTAACGCTCCACAACCCAACGGGATTTGAAGGTGGCTATATTGGTGGCTCTACACACACCGTTGAGAACGCTCGTGACTGTTGGTTAGAGGGGAACTCAATATGACCAAACTTAAACTCAGCGATAAGCACAGACAGTTTTTTGGTGGTATCGAGTTTGTGTGCGTCAGCAAGGCGGGCAGGGTGGAGGGGGTTTTATACCCGCAAGACCCTGATATGCAATCAATCAAAAGCCTCCCGCAATCAGTGGTGGCAGACCTGATGTCATTAAAACTCAGCGAGTTTGTAAGTTGAGACGTTTTAGGGCATCGGGAGGTGTCCTAGCGCGTACCAACTTCGGTGCGATAACAGGAGAACGGATATGTACCAAACAACAGCTTTGACCCAAGACCACATTCGTAAGTTTGCGCCATCGGTGTTCGCGGAACGCCCATACGAACAAACGAGCGAAAAATACCAATTCATTCCAACGTCTAAAATCGTCAGCGCATTGGAGCGTGAAGGCTTTGGAGTTTTTAGAGCGCAGGAATCGCGCACGAGGAACGAAGCCAAACAGGGTTTTACGAAGCACATGCTACGCCTCCGCAGGAACGAAGATATGGGCGCACCAAAAGGTGGCTGCGTACCTGAGATCATTATCACCAACTCGCACGATGGCAGCGGAAGCTACAAAGTGCAGTCGGGTATATTTGAGATCGCCTGCATGAATGGATTGGTGGTTGCCCGCGAAAAGATGTCGGATATACGGGTGCGTCACCAAGGCGACATTGTCGGCAGGGTGATCGAGGGCGTTTACGAAGTGGTTGACGACTTTGAGCGCGTGATGAGTGTGCGGGAAGATTGGCAGGGATTGATGCTTGACCGCGAGGAGCGCAGAGCGTTTGCCGAATCCGCACATGGCTTGAAGTGGGATGCAGAAGTCGAGGAGCATGTTGCGGGCTTGTCATTTAATAACGAGGGTGACGTTGTTATACAGCAAGAGCGCATGAAGTTTGACCCGACTAAACTCCTAGCGGTTAAGCGCGAGGCAGACAATAACGATAGCCTCTGGTCAACGTTTAATCGGGTGCAGGAGAACATAATCCGAGGCGGTATCCACTACGTCAGCGTAGACGCAAATGGTCGACCACGAGCCAACACAACGCGACCTGTTAAGGCAGTCGGGGAAGATATGCGCCTCAACTTGGCATTATGGAAGCTTGCCGAAGCGATGGCACAACACAAACACGCAGCATAAAACTCACGGGGGGAAGTAACATTCCCCCCACCTTTTTTGGAGAACGATATGTCATTAGAAGATACGTTACTAAAGTCGCATGAAGATTCATTGGCTGACCTTCAAAAGCTGCGCGAGAACATCGAGCATTGCAGGTTGATGATACGCGCCATCACGCAGGGCGTTGTGCAGGGAACAGAAACGATCACCTCGGATGGGGTTTTATACTCGATGCCACGCCACGTATGGGATGCCATCACTGACGCAGCGCAGGGTATAAAATGAGAGCCTTTATCCTCGGCTTACTAAAGGTACGCATCCCGCTTTACAAGTGGGTGAAGATAAAAAACTCCCCTTTGCGATCACCTTGGGTCAGACCCATTTATTATGGTGACGACTACGTTGTCATGGAATCGCTGAGTGTGGGGTGGTATTTCTCGGATTACATAACGCTTCATAAATACTACGAGGTGGCAAATGAAACGACAATCCTTGCCTGAGTTGATCGAGATAATCATGTCCGATGGCGCGGAGTACACGCCCTACGATGTGCGTGAGGCGTTGATAAAGGAGTTCAATCGTTACCATAGTGATGGCACAGTGTCGCGCTCAATGCGCCACCTGCGGGAACGGGGGTGGGATATGCATTGGCGTTACAAGGGGGAGGGGTCGGCTACGACCCTTTATAGGATTGAACGGGCGAAGCCCGCAGGATATCAGGAGGCTCTACTCTGATGCATTATTACCAGTTTGCCATTAACGAATACCAAAGCCACACCGCGCACCTCGACCACGTTGAGGATATCGCGTACAGGCGCATGATGGATTGGGCGTATCTGCACGAACGCCCGCTGCCAATTGACCCCGAAGAGATATGCCGTTTAATTCGTATGCGAACGCAATGCGATAGCATAAGAATTGTGCTGCGTGAGTTCTGGGTGCTGCATGAAGATGGTTATCACAACCATCGAGTTGATGAGGAGTTGTCGCGGTATAGAGCCAAAAGTGACAAGGCAACCACCTCGGCAAACACCAGATGGGGCAGTAAAAACAAAGCCTTAGCCAAACGATGCGAACGCATAGCGAAGGCAAAGCCAACGCATAGCGAAGGCAATGCTAATAATAAATCATTAATCATTAATAAAACTATAGAGATACCGTTTGATAAGTTCTGGTCTTTATACCCAAGGAAGTCTGCCAAGGCAGCAGCAAATAAAGTGTGGAGCAAACTTTGCAATAATGATAAGATAGATGCCTTAGATAAGTTACCGAGGCATATTGCCAAATGGACAGACCCGCAGTTTATACCTCATGCCACAACGTGGTTAAACCAAAAGCGGTGGGAGGATGTGTTAGAGGTTAATGTTGTAACGGCAGCAGCGCATAAAACTTATGAGCCGAAAGTGGAGACCGAAGAAGAGAAGAAGGAAAACGCACGAAGGGCAACGGAGCAGCTTGCGAAATATCAAGCGATGTTAAATAAACCTAAAACGGAGTGATTATGAAACTAGATCGGGAAGCATTACGCAAACGGTTGAGTGAGGAGTGGGTCGGTGATGGGGAAGCATTCCTTTATTACGAAGCCCGCGAACTCATTCGTCACGGTCAACTTGAGGATTTAACTGCCGATCACTGGCAAGCAATATCCTCTTATCAACGTACCCGCTTAAACATTCAGCCTACAGGAACAGGGAGCATATTCTAATGACAGCACTTTATCAGATCGCAAACGAGTACAACCAATTACTAACCGAGTGGGCAGAAAGCGAAACGCCAGAAATGGAACAAGCGTACCTCGACACACTAGAGGGTATGGAAATCGCTCTGGTTGAAAAGGGCATCAACGTTGGCGCGTTTATCCTTAACCGCAGAGTTTGGACAGACGCGAAAGAAGAGTTAGCCAAAAAGCTACTGGCAGAGGTAAAGCGCGAGCGCGGGCAAGACGATCACTGGATGGGCTACCTTAAAGTTAATATGCTGAAGGCGGGCATCAGTGAGATAAAGGCGAACGATGGAACGTTCACCATCAAGCTAGGCAGGGAAAGTAAATCACTCATCGTTGACGATTTGGAGCGCGTACCCAAGGAGTACGTAACCACGAAAACGGTAACAACCGAATCGGTTGATAAAAACCAACTCAAAAAACTGATCGAGGAAGGCACTGAAATATCGGGTGTCCACATCGAAGTTAACCAATCAATCTCTATTAAATAAGGAACACGGATATGAGTACAGCGACACTAGTTATTGGTGAAAGCGGGTCAGGCAAAACAACAAGCCTTCGTAACTTTGACGAATCGGAGTTGTTAGTCATTCAAACCATCAAAAAGCCAATGCCATTCAGGAGCAATTGGGTCGAGTTTAATGGTAAGGGCGGGAACATATTTGTGACCGACCTGAGCCACGAAATCATAAAGATAATGGAAGGCACTAAGAAAAAGGTGATCGTCATAGACGACTTCCAATATCTGGTCGCCAACGAGTTCATGCGTAGGAGCGCGGAGCGTGGCTACGATAAGTTCACGGAGATGGCTTGCCATCTGCACGAAGTTATTATGGCTGCGACCCGCCTCAAGGATGAGGATAAGCGCGTGTACTTCCTGAGCCACAGCGAAACGTCTGAAACGGGTCGAGTGAAGTTTAAGACCATCGGCAAGATGCTAGATGAGAAAATCGTTATCGAAGGGCTTTTCACAATTGTGTTAAAGACGTTCACCGAGGATGGTAAGTTTTACTTTGCCACCAAGAACAACGGATTTGATACGGTCAAAGCCCCGATGGGTATGTTTGAGGATGATCGCATCGAGAACGACCTGCGTGTTGTTGATCAAACGGTGTGCGCCTACTACGGCATCAACCATGAATAGACCTGAGTTATTGCTGATGCCCAACGTGCCAAAGCCCCTGCATGGTCTTGCCCCGCGCACGATCAAGGGGCAGGCATGGTGGGATGAAGTACGGCAGGCAGCGTACAGGAACGCTAACTTTAAGTGTGAGGCGTGTGGCATCCCAAAGGAGGATGCCCACTATCACAAGTGGTTAGAGGCGCACGAGTTTTATGAGTATGACTACGAAAGCTGCACAGCGACCTTTTTGTATCTGGTTGCCCTGTGCCATTCGTGTCACAACTTTATTCACTCTGGGCGCATGAAGGCATTGCTCGATAAGGGTGAGATGGCGCAGTACAAGTACGATCATATTATCAATCACGGAGAGGAGGTGTTAGCGAAGGCGGGGCTTATAAAAGTACAACCGCCAACAGAGGTCGTGGATGGAGCGTGGAAGAAGTGGAGGCTGATATTTGATGGCAAAGAGCATCGAGGTCAGTTTGAAACCTTTGACGATTGGAATAATCACTATAACGGTTAACGGAGAAAGTTATGTACGAATATGACGCAAAAGCAGCAAGTAAGAGCGAAGGTGGGCGCATTACGCAAACGTGTAAGGTTAAGGGGATGTTTACCTCGGCTTACAAAATGGAAGCCAACGAGCGCGGGACAGTGGGCGTGGAGTTAAACTTTAAGGCAGACGATGGTTTAACTGCTGATGGTTTGAGGCTCTACACCATAAACGGGAAGGGCGATCACATTTACGGGTTTAATATCCTGCAAGCCATCATGGGATGCCTAAACATAAAAACCGTGACCGAGGTAAATGGTCAGGCAGAGGTTTGGGATTCAGGGTCTGGCAAAAAGGTGATGAAGCCAGTAACCATGCACCCTGAGTTAATGCGTAAGCCAATCGGATTGTTATTGCAGCGCGAGGAGTACAAAAACTCACAAGGTGAAGTTAAATCGCGCCTTAATATCGTCATGCCATTCACGCATGACAAGGAGTGGAGTATCTCGGAGCTTCAAGCAAGCGGGGGGAGTGGCATTGTTAACAAACGTTTAGCAACGCTGACCGACAAGGTGTTACGAAAAGACACCGCACCCGCACCCATCGATGATGATTGGCGCAGTAGCTTTGAACACGAAGCTGCGCCAGAAGGTGGTAATTATTAATGTCCGAGCATAACGAGCAGGCAGCACTTATCTCTTGGTTTGATATTCAGATCAAGAGTGAGCGCATCTTTGCTATACCCAACGCAGCCAAACGCAGCGTCAGGTTAGCCTCGTACATGAAAGCGGAAGGCATGAGGTCGGGTGTTCCTGACCTCTTTATGCCAACACCGAACGCAAAGTATCACGGACTGTTTATTGAAATGAAATGGAAGAAGAACAAATTAACAGAGGCTCAAAGCGAGTGGGCAGACTACCTAAACAGCCGAGGTTTTATGGCTACCGCCTGTTGGAGCTTTGCCGAGGCGAAGGAAGTAATAATTAACTATTTAAAGGAGCAACCATGAGTGCGAGAGAATCGTTTGAAAAGTGGATAACCGTATTTTATAACAATGAAGTGCCTAGAAAATTAGATGATGGAGTTTATATTGATAATGATATACGCACACGATGGATAGCATGGCAAGCATCACGCGCACAGGCTATTGATGAGTGCTTACAATTACATGAGTCGATTAAAGTAACGCCTCTACATGAGTCGATTAAAATAACGCCTCCAGATAATGATGATTGGATTGACGCCATTATTGACAGTCGTGAGGCATATCAACAAGCAATCAAACAGCTAAAGGAGCAACCATGAGTGATGCGATTATTGATATAAATGGATTGGATAATCTAACATTGAGAGAGATAGCTGACTTGTATTTTAATTGTAATCATATTGGCTATAGTGA